AATCTTAGGTCAGCGTCTAGAACTCTTAGAGAGGAGAAGTAACTCATAGGCACATGAAGTAACGACCCGAACCTGTTGAATACGGGAATGGAATTATCATGCTTAGACAGGTATCTTAGCGATGTTATTAGATTGACTCCATTGAAGTTGGCTGCTAGGAACACATTGCTATGCTGCCTTCTCTGAGAACTGTTGACTGTATTCAGTGGATTACCTATGGATACGGATGTGATAGAGCCTGTTATGCTGTCTCCTAGTCTCATAGCCAAATCAGTAGTCCTGAATCCCACATCTACCGTCTGTCCGAATCTCACAGCGCTTTCATCGAAGCCTATCCCCCTCAATGTCTTACCCTTCATATTTCTTAGTTCCACACGCAAGCCTTCATCGGTCGAAGTGGTAGTGTTACCTAGCAGCCTCTTACCGTCATTCACTGCACCGTAGAGGAGAGGAGTACTAGCATTCTTACCCTTGCTTCCGTATATCGCGTTTTTCAAAGTATGTCCATCTGTCTCTCTATGTGTCAGATATGCAGTAGACTCACTTTCTACAAGAGAATATGCTTTCTCAGTGGCTAGGTTGTAGTTCTCAGAGTTGCTGTTTTCTATCGTGACCTTGCTACCCTCGCTGCTGTTCTCCACTTTAGCATAGTGCAGCGCGTTATCTACGAAGACGGGTGCTCTCATCATTGTGGATACAGTGTCTAGAGATGTGTCAAAACTACCCTGAGTAGGAGTTATTCTCACCATCACGCACCATCTCCACTATGGTCTGATGTGTTGAAGTTTATATCGCCCTTGTGACCCTTCACATGCAATGCCTGACTGAATCTAGGTTTGACTCTGTAATCCATTCTCATAGATACGGTATCAGTATCGATTGCCTGTCTTCTTCTAGGTGCATCTGAGCGATGGTGTTGAAGTGTGTTGTCTGTGATAGTCGCCGTTGTTATGGTAGATAGTAGACTGTTGTCATAGCCAGTTACTTCTGTACCGGGTATCTTAGGGCCTTTGCTGTCGGGGACTTGTAGAGCAGAGTCCCACTTTGCGAATATTGGTATGTACGGACCATTGCTATCAGGTATACTTCGTCCAGTAGGTAGATTGTCTATTCCTACTCTACCACCGGGTGTCTCATAGGTGAACATGCCATACTTGCCTCCTGCTGTCGCTCTCAAGTAGTTCTGAGCGTACTGAGGTGATGAGGAGTGCAATGAGTCATGTGGTCTGAACACCTCTACGTATTTCGCATCGAGTAAGCGTATGGGTCTGAGTAGGAAGCGTACCAACGAGTCACTCTCGTTGTTTCTCGCTGTATTGCTGGTAAAGGTCGAGTCTTGATACGGATTACTAGTGTTAGCACTTCCAGTTAGATTGGAAAGCCCCCATCCAGTATCATCAAACAAACCCGCGTAGTTGAATGATTCAAGCATGTAAGAGCCGCCGTACGGCCTGAAGATGTTAGTATGGGAATACTTCTGCACGCTGTTGATTGGAGACCCTCCAGCCTGTCTTGCGAAGGATGGAGATGTGTAGTCAGCATTACTTATCGTAGATGCCCCCGACACTAGGTTAGACCCTCCTAGCAATGTGATTCTCTGACCTATGTTTCTATCAGTATGTAGACTGTGGGCTTCAGTATTGATGACGATGTGGCTTTGTTCCTTATCTTCACTCACTTCTGCATCTAGACCTATTCTTGGACTACTTCTAGATACGGCTGATTTATGTGGAGTGTCTCCTACTATCTTCTCCACTCTATCGCTCACTACCGCATCCAGTTTGATGAGTCCCTTATCGTCTATACCCAGCCTAGCGCTGATACCTCGTTTTACCTCGTCGTTCTGAAGCAAGTCATCCCTAGGTCGCAGTAGTCCATCTCCGAAGAGTGGCTCTGCTGTATTGTGACTCAATACGATACCCGTCTTGCTTATTTGGTCTGATAGTTCAGTTACCACATCCTCATTCATCATAGTGGGGTATCTGATACCTCTCCCATTACCCATGTCTCCCACTCTAAGAGCATGCGTAGGTGCGAAAACGTCTACTAGGTCATTGTCAGCACCATCGAGATTCTCGTCGTTGTCAGTGCCCCCGAATCGTGGTATCGTGTATCCCGCGGTCACACTGACGTTGCCGTTAGAGAAGTTCACTAGCCCCTTCAGGTTGAAGATGGGCTTTGCATCGTTCCATATCCTGCGATACGGGCTTCTGTTGTTTCTTCTGTCGTACTCGTACGCATCACCTGCGTCCCATGCTGGGCGAATACCGAATCCACGCACTGGAGCACGCCTCACGTCCTCTCCACGCTCATTGCCCCACCAATCCACCAAGTAGTGCTGAGAAGCCACAGATAGGCTTGTAATGCCTAATCCATTTACATCACCCCACCAGTCTCTTCTGACGGCGCTTGGGTTTCGTATCGTCCGTACAGGCGTTCCGTATGGTCTTGTCATCCTCCTACCGTCGCTGTATCTTACCTGCATCTCCTGCTTGTCATGCCCTAGCATACCAGCGAAGTTGGTCTGTCTTTCCATCACACCCACGTATGTGGTTGGGAATGTACTGCTGCTAGTTCCATTGCCACCCCACTCCCAGTCTGCGGATTCCATCTGAACGAGTGGGCCGCTGTCTCCATCTGTGGTGTTCTTACCCTCTATGTTTGCTGTGTTCTCATATATCATACGGGCTGGTGATAGACCGTACCGTGGTCTGTTAGTGGCTTGCAGTACACCGAAACGATGACCGTACGCTCTTCTCTTGGTTGCTGCGGTGCTACCTATCACCAAACCTATGATGTCCGTACTGTCTCCGGGAGCACTGCTACCTCTGTATATGCCATCATCGTCATTGTCTACGAACTCGTACTGGGCGCTTGAAGCGAAGTTGGCTCTCTGCGATGTTAGATGCGTGTTCCATGTAGTACCTACCATGGAGTAGTACCCCAAATCGCTGGCCTGTGCACCACCACGACTACCGCACGGCCAGTATCCTGCGAGCATGACGTTAGTGCCTCCAGCGTCGTGAGTGCTATCACCAGCCACCGCCGTACCATCTTTCAGAGAGATACTAGGTGTCTTGATGAGGAAGTCGAATGGCCCATTGCTTATTGCATATGAGAAATCGTGGTAGTGTATGGTCTCAAAGTGTTCAGGTAGACTGTTATATGGCTTCTTATCCACGGCATTGCCGCTGAATGAAGTCCTGCTATCTGAGAAGTATGTGTTTGGTCTACCTAGATTATGATGCCACATGCATAAGAATGCATCAGGTACGTATCCTGAGTTAGTATCATCGTTGCCTGATATAATATCATTTAGTATATTTGCGAATATGCTTTTCTTCTTGTCTGTAAATATAGTACCAGTAGGTATATTGTTGAATGCGCTGGACATTCTAAGAACCGCCCCATCGAATAGGTTTGTCCAAAATGCATCACTACCTCCAGCAACGGATATATAGTCACCTTTATTCACGTCAAAAGAACTACCACTGCGAGTTAAAAGCGGTTTAGAATACTTATTGCCGTTTTTAGCAGTATACTCAACTACTTCAGAATAGTAATTTTTCAGAGGGAATAGATTAGCATTGTCTATTTGTATTCTACCACTGCTTGAATCGAAACTAATTACAGTACCTTTTGGTATTATACTGGTACTTTGCATATTACCTGAGTATATATCTATATATGCAGAAGTATATCCATTAATTGTCAACTGTTTTCCTATACTTCCAAATGTATTTCTACATATATGATAATAATCGTGAGGTGTATATTGGGACATTTTCAAAAATAGACCTGAATTACCTGATGGGTCTTCCTTATGCAATATACTCCACCAAGGTATATTCAAAGTATATCCGGGTGTAGCAGGACTAAACATTACCGAGTATGGGAATCCTCTACGTGTAAATGAGGGGCTTTCGGTCAATTGCACGCCTAATGGGTTATATGACATCAATGTGGGTATATTTGTGAATTGACTACCGGGGTCAGGATTTATGTCTAGCATTACCTCATTGACAAATATCTCACATCCTCTGACATCAGCACCTACTTCCTTTGCTAATACTAATGTCAATCCACCTTTGGTAGCATCTTCGTTTATTGCTATGACTGTATTTATCTGCTGACTGGTTAATTTACCGTGATTATGATAACCTACTAATTGGTTATCAAATACATTCGGCTGTATTACTATCTGATATGAGCCTACCTCAACCGGGTCGGGGAAGTGTCTACCTAGTGTGTAATTACCCGCTGCCTCAAGAACCACAGTATGTCCTCCTAGTTTGTTGATATCACCTGCATTCGTACCACTGGAAGCCAGTACACCATACCCATCGTATCTGATGCCGGTTTCGAACATCAGTGAGAATGCACCTCCGTGTATGTCGCTTGGGCCACTAGGTGCAGCGTTTATGGCACTGAAGTTTATCTCAGGCTCTAGCGGGTTGATGTTGTTCGTGAGATTAGTTATGTTCGCTTTCTTGTTGGTCTGAGTTTTCAGGTTATCGAAGAATGCAGTGTCTCTAAATCCAGTTCTAATACCATAGTCAAGCAGGTGTCTCTTGTACAATGACTGGTATGCTGGATGTGCCCAGTGTCCGGGTAGCATCGGCATTGTAGGTGTGACGAAGTGATGACCCATTCTTGGAAATGGCATTGGTGTCAGTTTGGGTCTGCTGTATGCATTGTATGCTACTGAGTCTCCGTTGAAATACAGGGTTTCAGCCATATCAGGGGAATTGCCGCTGACTTCAGCATGGTCGCGCATTCTTCTTGCAGCGAAGAAACGTGTACTACCAGCAGGTACGTAATACGACGGTACTACCTTTACTGTGGCATTCGGTTCATATTCCCCAGTAGTGCTATTCAATGTGAAGTACTTTGATAGGAAGTCTGCTAGTTCTATGTCTCCTGTTACGCCTTTGAACCAGTTTTGCTCTGCACCTGATGTACCCGTGCTAGTATATGACATTACAATCCCCTCATCGGTTATGGTATCGTATACTCTGATGAAGCGCCTATTGTCGCTAACCTCCTTCGTACCGAAGCCTGAGTAGTTGAGTATCTCATCACCCGGATTGACATTGATATTGTTATCGAACACGGGGTTGCTCTTCACAGACGAGTTCATCTTGAGGTTGCCATTGGTGGCGTCCCACGATGATACCTTCCCTGAGTAGTTCCTCACACCGAGTGCATGCGTGTACACCGTTGGGTATCGATGGGTGTGGCTGTGCCCCATCTTCGCCACATGGAAAAATAGAGTCCTATCGTGTAATTCGTATGATGTGTCGAGAGGTGCATTGTTGTTCCATGCTCCTAATTGAGAATCGAACGTCACTGGGTCTATCCTCTCCCAATTGTGGTCTTCGTAAGTGGGTGACATTCTAGGACCGGCCACTGTGTTGTTGAACAGGTGACCGGTGTCCGATGAACCTAGGTCGGGGTGGTGCATGCCTCCGCTGCCTACGGTCTCGTTCTGATATGCTTGTAGCGGGTCGAATCCTGAGCGTACTACTATGTTGCCCGGTATCGAATCGGGATTGGGTAGCATTACCTTGAGGTTAGGGGCATTGCCGCTGTTTGCGAGCGCTGGTGCTCTACCTCCAATGTTTCTATTGGTAGTTGGCCTGAAGCCGCGTATGACAGTCCCCAGTGGGCTACCGCCTTCTATATTGTGAATCTCACCAGTGTCATCGATAACTCTGATTGACCTGAACTGAACCTCCTCGTTCGGTATCATCAGAACGTTGTTAACTGTATATGGGTTCTTCTTCACCAACTCAGGATGCGATAATTCCTGCGCTTGCAGCACTGGTAGCATAGCACCGTTCGTAGTCTCGAAGGTGAACCTGACGTTGCCTAGCAGTTTCTCTCCCGTGGTGTACGCTATGCCGCTCGCTACCCTAGTAGTCCAAGGTACTGCTCCTAGACCCCTCGCATTGGATGTGGGTAGTGATAGATTCCCTCCGTCCATCCTCTTCCACACTATGTTCTCTATGGAGAAGTTGTGTACAGCAGAGTCCTCGTACATTTGGAATCCATTGACATCGCCTAACCAGTACGGTGTAGGGTATGATGTGGTATGCGCTGTGGTGTACTTGTGCGCTGCTGTGTTTCTCTCAGCGTCATCGCTCTCAAGCAGAGCAGAACCGATTGAGTGGTCTAGGTCGAAAAGCAGGTCGCCTATCTTGTTGAGGCCGGGTACTGCGTTCTTGAGTTTCCTGTCCTTCTCGCTACCACTGTTACCTGTGACTGCTGTGTGGAAGTAAGAGCCTGTGCCTGTCGCATGTGTGAATGTGGTTGATGCCCAATTAGCATTCGTGAGCGTACCGCTAGGTAATGTAGTGCCGTCTAATATGAGTGCCTCTACGTTAGGGCCAGCATTCGCCGGTGCGATGAATCTGTCCTCGCCGTGTATCCTCTCGTCCCACCTAGTCGTACCTGCGTGTTGAATGGGGTTGCTGGACTGTCCGTGTACGTGTAGCCAGTCTCCCGTGCCCTCGATGCCGTCGTTGTCCCTCTTGCATATCAGGGTGGATTCAGCGTCGTACGACACCACTACGAATGCATGCGAGTACAGCCCCTGCGGTCGAGTGAGTTCCTCCGGGAGCGTACCGGCGTAGTTCGATGGGTCTGCCCACTGGTTGGCGTTGCCTGTCTCGTCCGTGTCATTGAAGTTGTATGCATAGGAAGGCCATCCGCCTTTACTGGGGGCTGTATGGTTATACTGTGAGTAGAAGTTGGCCTTCTTCATATGAGTGCCTAGATTGTTTCCTATGCCGTCTATGCTTGGTGTGCTCTCAGGACTGCCGAACATCGATGTGACGACTGGTACGTGGCTGTGCAACCCCACTACCGTACCAGCAGTGCCGTATGGTGAGAATGCTAACATTGGGTGGTAAGCGCCTAATCCCGCTGCATATCCGGTGCTGTTAGTTGTAACGGAGTTCTTAGTGACACTGGTGGTTATCTTCAGGCTGTTCATGTACGAGTACCTCTCCCCATGCCATCCTACTGCGCCTATCGGACGTGTCCTGTCTATCGCATCTGCTATTCCTGAGAAATGCACTTGACACATATGGTCTCTACTTGTGGCGTTCTCGTTGTTGAACCTCATAGTACCTGCCTTCGTCCACACGTAGATGTCGTAAGATGAGTCTATCGTCGGCAAGGCGTTAGTGGTGTTGACTCTGTTAGAGTTCTCCGCTTTAGATGTCCCAGTCAATCTGTTGGGAGACATGTAGAACTTGACCTTCCAGTCGCTGCCGTTTTTGAGTACCTCCCTAGAGTGGTATGGCGTCCATGCGTAGTCCTCAGAGCCTCCATCATCCTTGTAGAGCCTGAGCCATCCTGATGCGGGTATCTGCTCTAGGTATGCCTGTGTGAATGCGGTAGAGCCGTCTGTTATATCTGATACTATGTTGTATCCGGCATCGGATGAGACGTCATATGTAGCCACAGCGCCGATGTCTACCCATGCGTATCTGTCTTGACGCATTGCATTGCCCATGGATGGCATGTGAGTTCCTCCCATGGCCTTGAGCGCACCAGCGCCGGGGAAGGCGTTGATAGCCGCTCCCACGACGGTAGCGAGTTCCTCGCCGTTCTGACATCGCGTACCGTCTACCACTATGTACTCCATCTTGGCATCTGTGACGGAAACCGTGTCTGCTTGGTTGCCTACCTGCCCTCCGAGGTCTATACCTGCGAGGTAGTCGATTATTCTGCCAGTCATGACGCCTGACGCTCTGAATGCAGTGGGATGCACTTGGTTTGCGGCTTCCCAGTGGGGTTGCACTCCTTGATTGCTGCCAGTATTTGCTGCACCCTTGATTCTTGTAGCCTTGTTGGGATGTGGTGGGTTGAATGTGATTTGGTTGTCCATCCAGTGCCCTCCGGGATGGAAGCCTCCATCCATGTGGAACACGGTGTCTGCGGCCATCGCTATGCCGAAGCCTATGGTCGGGGTGTGGGAGCGTGGGAACATGAGAGACAGGTCGGATGCACTCGTTGGGGTAGCATCATTGAACTGCTGTCCGTAGTGCCTACCGTGTGCTGGCCTCTGCGCTAGTTTGACCTTGTTGGCGTATCCAGCGGGACTCTCCCAGTTGACCATCGCCCTCCAGTGGAATCCAGCCCTAGTATTGTAGTTCGGTTGGCTCGGTGGGGTGAAGTAGAGCGCTGTGTCCATCGGTGGCGGTGGGGATGCCCAGTGGTTGCCGACCTTGACCACTCTGCCGGGATAGGGTTCTACCGTGTTGCTGCCGTTTCCGGTGCTGCCGTGTGAGTAGTTTGTCAATCCAGCAGTTGTAGTCTCCTTCATGAATGGGAATGCCTGTCCCGGCCCGAATATCAGGTACGTCGTCTTGCTATCGATGTCCACGCCGTCAACGTGGTCTTCGTATCGAGCGGTCTGATGCGCGAACCTGAGAACGAGTGGTACTGCCTTGGCCTTGATGAGGTCGTCAGTCAGGTCGTTGTTACCAGCCGGATTGCTGTACATCGTCGCACCCTTGTCCAAGTCGGGCGACAGCACGTTGTCCTTGTTGAACGCTGGTGGTGTGATGCTCCCCCTGTGCTGGTTGCACAGTGCTGCACCGGGGAAGAAGGCGAACATCGCATTCGCATCCAGTATGGCGTGGCTCGTCGATATCTCGTTGGCGTTCTGCAAGCCAGCGACACCCATCGGCCCATTTGCGTATGGGTGAGTGTAGAATGAGGAGTAGTCGTTTTGCGTACCATCATTTACGTCCATCACTACACCGCTAAAGCCTCCACCGAAGAACAGAGGTACGCTGTGGTCGTCTCCGCTCTTGCCTCCTCTGAAGTACACTATCGGTTCTGACATGACGCTGCCGAGAGACCTGAGACCTGCGAACTCCCTAGCCCTCTCCGGGTCTGCGAATAGGGAAAATATCACATCGTTAGTAGGTACTGTTGTCGGCCAGTTTTCAGACTGGGATTTAGTATCGTATATCAAGTACAGACTATTCAACCAAGTCACTATCGCAGATATGTCCTCTCTGAGGAATATCTTCTTCTTCTCCCCCACCGATTGAGCACTCGCTCCCTTTGGAATGAGCATTCCGTCACGAGACTCATTGCTGCTAAACAACTGCCTAGCATTCCATTCAGGCTGATTAGTGCTGCTGGCTGCGAACTGTCCCATCGGGTTGTCTATCTTGGGTAGGATGTGGTCTCCATAGGAACGGGTGAATCTCATGCCCTTCAGGTTCTCCATCCAAGTTCGAGTATCGACTGGTGTGTTCTGAGAGTCGACTAGGATGGGTGTGGCAGTGTTGGCTCTAGGCCCTCTTCCAATCGTCCTTATCTCCAGTAGGTTGTAGGGTATGTACCCGCAGTCTATCGACTTGCCAGCGTCTATGTCCGCATCGGAGATTGAGAAGGAGTTGAGTCCGAAGAACCAGTCGGGCCTCGTTCCCTCCCCAGTAGGCTCGTGCGCTCCTTCCAACTCACCGAACTCCAAGTGAGCAGCCTTGATTCCCAAGTCTCTCTGCAAGGTGGCAGAATAGTTCTCACTCAATGGTGTGACATCGGAGTTGGGATTGAATGCCCTTATCTTGATTGACTCAGGCTTCACTCCCCATTCGGCAAATGTTCTACCATCAGTCGCATACATCTTGGTGCAGTCGAATGTGAGACCATCATCAGAATTAATTTCATTACCCGCATTTATTGCTGCTGCTGATGCTGCTGCTATGACCTCATCAGTGAGTATGCAAGTCCAGTTGATTACTGGAGACATCAGATAAGTTCCGCTAGCGATTGCTGGTGTGACTCCATAGAAGACATTGTTGACTCTCTTGCTGTATGAGTAGACCTTGCCTACGTCTCCCGTATGCACGCTTGCTTGAAAGACGCCGTTTTCCTTTGGGAAGCCTAGGTATGAGAGTTGGTCATTTTTACTACTTTCACTATTGAAACTGGCAATCGGGCTTTCCACTGCTGTGACTGTGAGTGCGGAGTTGGTGGAGTCGTATGTGGTGGTCATGCTTGTGACGATGCTTGGTGCTGGCACTCCTCGCCATTCGTTACCAAACCATCCATGTGTAGTCCCAGCAGTCATGCTGCTTCTACCTGTGGCATCTCCTGACCCATGCATGTGAGCGCCTATGGTAAATCCACCATCTGCAACAGACCTATCATCGAAGAATATACACACCTCGTCTTCTATCGTGTTTGGTAATATCGTGTTCTCGTTTGCTATCGAGTCTCCCATCTTTCTGTAAATCAATCGCACGCCTGATTCAACGCCTATGTTATTTTTGAATCTAAATCCATATATCGGCTGTGCTCCTATTGAGTCGGATGTAACCTGACTGGCAGGTATGTGGGAGGAGTAGTCGGATAGGGAGGGCGTGCCGTATCTGTTGTTGGAGGATGAATCGCTCTTCTTGCCCATTCCATATCTACCGGCTATCGGACTCCAGCCCGGAATGCCAGCAGCAACCAATCCACCGAAGTTTATTCTACTCATTGCCCTTGTGCCTGTTCTCAGTCCTTTGATGAGCGAAGATGTAGACCCCTTCACGTCAAGCGACTCAAGTGATGCAGTGTTGTTGCTGCTGCCACTAAGTGATTCGGACGCTGCTCTGAGTAAGTTGGAGTCATCGAAGTCAGCAACACTAGTAACATCCTCTCCGGTGTTCTGCGTACTGATGTATTGTTGTAATGTTGTGACTGGTGCGAATGGTCTACCGTGCTTGTTGAGTGGCATAGGTGCAGGGTGCATGTTCTCACCCTCGCTCTCTTCGGGTAATGCCCAAAAGTTGCGCCATCTACCACCGTGTCCTATCAGGAACTGCGGTTGGTAGGAGGTTTGTCCTTTGCTGTTATCTAGCCATGCGCAGAAGTTTCTCCCGCTTGCACCCGGTACTGTGCTGTGTATGACAACGGTGAAACCCCTATCTCCATTGAGGTCTTCTACTTCTCTGCCTATGTGAGCGCGAATGTAGCCCATATGAGTGCCCTTGTCGTCCTTGCCTACTTTGTAGTCCCAAAACGAATGCGGGTCGTGAGCAGAGCCTCCTGCTGTTCTAGCATTGAGCGCGGCATGCTGGTTAATCAGCCTGACAACCTCCTCGGCTGCGTTCTGCACGTTGGTTACTCCGTCCCTCTGTGCTACCTCACCCATGTCTACGGTGAGTCTCCTGACGAAATCCATGTTCGTCCATTGCGGTCTCTTGTCTATGTAATTGAGTTCATGTGACGACAAGTCCAGCGTCTCGCTTCGTATTCCCCTCAGACAGAGGAAGGCAGGGATGACCCTCGTTCCATCAGGAGTGTCAAAGAAGGTGGATGGGTCTCTCATCGTTCTTGTCAATCCGTCAGTTGGGGTGTTCCTCCAATCAATCAACTTCCCGATGAAGAAGTCAGCCTCAGTCGTCTGTATCCTGCTCAAGGAATGCAGTTTCTCGGCTTTTCTATACAGTACTGCTTCGTCCTTAGTTCTAGGAGTAATGCTATTGCCGGACTTGTATCCGTCTATTATTCCTCCATAGGAAAAACCAGTATGTACGTGGTGTCCGTGGGCCTTACCGTAGAGTCGGCTACCTGCTATCACTCTACCATCAGTGGGAAGAGCCGGAGATAGACTCGCTATTGTCGTGCTGTCTATGAGGTCGCTGGTGTGTCTATTTGCTAAATCGTGTGCGTAAGCGCTTTCTATGAACTTGGATTGTTGAGTACTTCGTATGTATGGGTTCTGCGATGGGAATCCGTTTGCTACGTCTATCTGCGTAGTCCAAGGGCTTGGGCCAGCACCGTTGTACTTGGCGTTGATTGAGTGTAGAGGGTTCGATGTGTCCTCACCCTCCTCGACGACTTCCTTCGGCCATCCGAGTTGGGTGGCTTGGGGACTGCTCTGCACTTGCATATGTATGTCTTGGAACGCCACGAACTCCCTGTCGTTCCTGACGTCGTACAGAAGAACCCTCGCATGGTCTTCCGTTGATAGGTACGGGTCTATGTACGCGATGGTGGGGGCTTTGTTTGTCGATATTCCCAATGCTGAATAGTTCTCCTCTATCGTCCTGTTGACGTGCTGCACGTAGTTTCTAGCAGTCTCTAGGCATGTGTTGCCTATCAGGAAGTTCTCCATGGGAACGCTGTCCCTAGGATTGTCGTCGACCTGAGCGACCCCACCGTTGAACTCCTCCCAAATCTGAGACTCGTCGTAGACTCCCCTGCTCTTAGCAAACAGCCCCTCTACCGCATGTGGGTTGTTATAGGACATGTTTGCCCATATCGTGTCACCATTTCGCAATCCGCCGGGCGCGTATGGATTCAACCAAGTGGCATTGAGAACGGCATCTCTGTCGGTATAGTCTCCCATGGAGACACGCACATCGTATGTTCCAGCGCCGGGTGTCAGGTTGCTTCTACCTGTGACGGTGACTACCTGTTCTCCGGTCGTGTTGACTGTCGCTATATCGCTGACAGTGCCTATTGGGAAGAACGTGCCGCTGTAAGTACCGCCGGTAGTGTGGAAGTAGATGTAGTCTCCTTTCTTGAGATTACCACCATGCAGGTCGTTAAGGCTCTTACCTGCTGCCGTCGTCACTGTGATGGCACTGCCTGTTACAGTCGTCGTCGTACCTACCTTGTACGTAGAGCCTAGAACTTCGTCGTACAGAGCACTGCTGTATTGAGCACTGCTTCCTTCGTTGTAGATTGGGTTTGGAGTGCTGCCGACGTTTGCGTCCTGTATGGCTTTCCTGCTCTTCCTAGCGAGGTATATCTCCTTTCCCTCCAATGAGTTAGGATAGGAGAGGGTAGAGTCATAGAATGCTAATACTATACTGGTCTTTGGTATGTCTACGTCTGTTCTGATGTTCTTGAGATGACCGTGATATTGGTACTTGTATATCGTGCCATTATCTTCATGCTCTACTACATAGAGCAACTGTCCTTGTTCGCTTGGCGCTACCGCAATAGTGTCATATCCCAAGTCAGGGAACTTCTTGAAGTCCTCTTCGTTCAAGGTGATTATGACCGCTTTCTCGACTGCATTTACTCCTATGCTCTCTTCCGTCTGAGCCTGTACTGTTCCTCTAGCCCTACCTGTCTTTACTCGTGCTGCATGTGGGTTGCTCTCAGGCCCTGCCTTGAACTCGACTGCGCTCACGTACTGACGGAGGCCGTAGTCGACGTTGCTTCCCTGCGTTTTGACGCTAGCGGCATCATAGTAGAACTCGCCTCTGCTCTCGAAGTCACTGGATGGGGTGAGGTCGTCGGATGCCATGGGTGTGGCATTCTCAACTACCGGGCCACCGACGAAGAGGGATATGCCCTCTTTCAGGCTGGAGATGAAGTTCAGGGATACGTTGTAGTCCAAGTTGACGAGTTCTATGTAGCCATCTCCAGCGGGGTCGTTGGCGTACCATCCCCATTCCCCCTCCGCTGTGAAGACCCTCCTGTACCTGTTCTGATTCACACCCGCTATTCTTCCGCTGGTTGTCGCCGCACTTGGGAAGACCTTGGGGTCGCTCACTGTCAATCGACGAGTGCTGTCATCCCACTTCTGCAATGTGGCTGACTTGACGTGCTTGTTCTGAGATATGGCGTATGCGTATGCTGACTGGGCCTCCCTGTCTGCCGGCTCTACATCCTTCATCCTACGTCCTACTGGGCTTGGGTTGTAGGTGTGAGCCGTGTGAGTGGCGTCTATATGTATCTTGAATGCGTTATCAGGGCCGACGTTGTTGTGAAAGAACTGCTTCGAGAACACTGGTATCTCAGCCAATGCTCTCGTGCTGGCGTATTGAGTGCCGAGTTGATAGTCGTGTGATACATCATTCAAAGATTGATGCATTCTGTCATTGATGGTAGTACCATTCTCTAGGTTAGCATTATCTCCAAAGTCAGGCTCGCTGTATATCGTGAAGTTACCATATACCGTCAGATTAGTTCCAGTGGTGCTACCTTTCATGTATCCCGCTGAGTTGAGGAGTTCGGTTATTGTAGTGAACTCCCTACCTCTACCACTTACATAATCTCCACTTCCCACTGCTGCTGATGAGAAGACGAATGTAGTGCCTGACTTGCTTGAGTACTTGGCGCTCGTACCGTCAGGGAGGTATATCCTACCGACCTTGGAGAATCCGTATGTGCCCCAACTGCTAAGTGATGTGGACTTGTTGTTCAGAGGCTCTATGTGAAGAGTGCCACTACCAGCAAGAAAGTTAATGTCCAGCCTAGTCGCTGTCACTGCGTATGACCTACGGGTAGAGTAAGATTCGTGCGCTAGCACGCTTCTCTGATTTACAGGTGCTGTGTCGATAGCACCTTGTCCCGGCCCGCCTAGAGTGACTGTTACTACTGGTGCGTTAGGCTCTATCTCCTTGACTATATGCGAGTCAGGGCTGCCGCTTCCAGTGAGACTCACAGAGCGAGTAACAGCAGATTCAGCCAAGCCCACGCATTGTATGGTGGTGAGACTTGCATTCTCACCCTCGCTTTCCTTTATTGCTCTAACCCTCGCTCTACTAAGTAGATACATAGGAGTCATCAGATTTACTTGATTTGTATCTCTCAGTAGAGATTTCAAAGACGATAGTTGATTGGTTCTTCTCCTATCAGAGGGCTGTACTATTATCTTCATGTTAGATAGGGTAGTTGTATTTTCTACATTGTCTATAATATCGAATACCTCATGAATATGAGATGAGACTGAAGGTAATCCCGTGTCAAACTCACCTGCTGATGGAGAGGATGGCACTGTCTCAGGCTCAAGACGGTCATACCCTCCTTTGACAGTCAGGCTATTTTCAGTTAGCATTTTATCAATAGTCAATCTATTGAAGACTGATTCGTGAGTTTTTGTGGTGCTAGATGACTCCGTTATGACTGTTGGAGTGCTGTTACCCGATGTCGATATGGCTCTAGGCGTGTAGTTCGCTGGTACTAGGCTCTCATCCAATGCAAAGTCTGCTTCGTATCCCTCGCTGTTGTCTCCTATCATGGCGTGAGGTGTTGCTAGTAATACATCGGTAGTTACCATGCACTCTATTACGCCTCCAGCAGCGTAGAGTTTCTTGCCTGATGCTAGTGAAGACACAATAGCGTCATATACGTATGACCCTCCTCCTGTCGAGATGTCCCCTGCTGGCACTGTCTTCTCTACCATCAATAGAGGTTGGTATCTTCTTACCGTTCCTGAACCGTTACCTGTCGTTGTGGGAGTGAATATAGTTCCCACATTGTTATCAGGTGCACCAATCAACTCAAAATTTGTATTTCCAGCGCTGATGATAATACACTGCTTACCAACCTCTAGAGAGCCGACTCCTGTGGGGATATACATGCTCTCACCTGTCAAGTCTATCGCATTGTAGTGAATCTCAACGTATGGTGCGAACTTAACATTGGTAGTCTTCAATTGAGGTACATCCAATAACGCCACTCTACTTTTGGTAGAAGGTCGAAGATGATGCTTCCTAATATCAGATTCGTATTTACCACCTAAAGATGGGGTAGGCCCTTTCAGCAAAAATGGAGTATAGTTGAAATTGTCTCCTCCTATCGCTATGAGTTCACGCTTACCAGCAGGTGGGCTATTGGTATTCTGATAGGAATTGATGGCTGATGTGGCAATCGACGTATTCACTACATTAGCAACTTGTAATTGCTCAAAATCTCGATATACGTCTATCTTGCTGTTCACCGCTATCTGCTGGTCTACACCATCTTGCATCTCGTCATATACCAAATCTATGAGTTCTGCTCTTCCATTTCCTCTTTGATGAACGATTTCATCAGATGCCTTCGGTAGAATGGTTAGGAATGAATGCCCATCCACATGATTACGAGCATGTCTACCGCTATGTCCTATCTTCCAACCATCGTTTTCAGTGAGCGGCCATACCACGGCATACGGATTGTTGGCATCTGTATCGGTTGTAGCCATCCTAGAAGAGAACACGAAACCGTGATTGTCGTATCCACTTTCATCTATGACCATCTGCCCTGTCCTATCTATGATTTGAGTGTTGTAATGAGGTGGCTGGTATATCTTTCCTGATTTGTTGTCTATCAGTAGGTCTGCTCCTATCAACACGAAATAATCATCCAAATCTGTGGTTCTCGTCTTGTTAATTACGCCTACTAATCCACTGTTCGTATCTACGCTATGGTCTAGATGTATGCTGGATACGGTGACTATACCTGTATCCACGTCTATCGAATGCAATCTGACTCTCTCAGGTGGAGTTCCATTGGGCTTCTTCGTTTTCCTGTTTATACTTCCGGGATTAATCAGCAGGTTGTATGGCACATGAGCCACAGTTCTATTGACGTTAGTTCCGCTAGATGCATCGTATATCTCATAAGAGCCTGAACTGTATGGAGATGCTGTAAAGTCAATGACTCCTGTGTTGACTGTGTTACCGCTTAGCGTCTTAGCCAATTCCTTAGCATCCGCTGTGGTGATTGTCATCGTACTGAGAGTGTTGGTGTCGTATCCTCCTGTGAGGCTAGTGAAGGTATATTCCTTCTCTACTGGCGCAATCGGCTCTTCGAATCTGTATAGCAGGATAGTGTCGTCACCTGCGAGTGGGCAGTTGTTGTTCGTGAGCGTATTCTTGAAATCAGCCGCTATGTGTACTGCTTCC